GTACCTACAAATGCACAAAAAATTTGTATAACAACGCAATATAGCATCATTCCTATAGCTAGATGTTACGTTTATAATTTTTGAACTCTAAGTCGCTGAGTTTAGAAACTAAAAAAAATAGATATATGAAGAAGAATAAGAAGCAATTACATGAAGCACTGGCAGTGCTTCTTACCAAACTTTCATCGGCAAGGGAGAACTCCTTGCTGATGGATAACTATGTGACGAAAGCCTTGCGCACGGTTCTTTTGGAGTTTAAGGAATCGGGCGAGCTTTATGATGCCTACAAGGAACAGATACAATCTACCATGGAGAGTGACAACCCCTGGGTAGCTATGATGATGAAGTCAATTGGCGCAGACCCTACTATTAAGAATGGCATGACCGATGAAGCCATTGATGGAATGATTGATTCGATGTTGGGAAACGATTAAAACATTTTTATATATGAATGACAAGGAGAAAGAACTATGGCGAGTTATAGACAACGTAATCAAGTGTTGTGCTATTGAACTTCAGAACGGAGAGTTGAGCATTACGAGAGAAGACGTTCTCGGCAAGTCTAGAGCTGAAAATCTCGTAATGGCAAGATGTATGGTCGTTGAGCAGATGATACACGCAGGATTCAGCATAACGACCATTGCGACCGTTCTGAACCGCACCGTTTCAGCAGTGAGACATCTGAGCAAGATGTCTTACACCTATATCCGTACGTCTAGAGTTTATCGACTTGCCACGGCACAAGCGACCCTTCTAAACAAGGACGTAGAGCCGATTTGCATTTAAGAAACAAAAAGAAAATAACCAAAAGCGTTCTTTGACAATAATTCGATAAATACCCCTGCACTAACTTTTTGGAGCGAGCCAAAAATCAGAGTAACTTTGCAGCGGATTCAAATATTTTGTTTCCGTAACGTAATTAACTCAAAATTTTATGGCAGACACAATCGAGAAAGTTTATTGCACTGGGGACAGTGGCAATGACAACCTAGCAGCAGCCTTGCTCGCTAGAGGTAGAGACAATGATCCAGCGACTATGCTGGCAGCAATGAACGGTGGTATGGGTGGAGGTTGGAACAACCCATTCGCCTACATGATGATGTTAGGAATGTTTCGCTTCATGTATGGCGATGGATGGAACGGACAGAACGGCAACGTTCAGCGTTCCGAAATCCAGTCTCAGATTGACAGCCTTCGCAACCAGATGGCAGACAACCACAACAGCGACTTGTTGATGGGAGCAATTCAGGGCAACAACCAAGACTTGAAGACCTTGGCGGCTAACTTGAACTGCGACTTCAACGCATTGCAGGCTTCTGTTTGCGGCATTCAGGCAGGCATCCAGCAGATAAGCGGACAAGTCGGTTATTCGGCAGAGCGAGTAATCAATGCTATCTCGCAGGGTAACTTGCAGATGACCATTGCACTGAAGGACTGCTGCTGCCAGACCCAGCAGAACATCATCCGTATGGGCTACGAGCAGCAACTGGGACAGAAGGACATCGTGAACACCTTGCAGCAGAATTTCGCCTACACCAATACTGGTGTGGAGCGTGCGGCAAGCAGTCTCAGCAACCTTATCCAGTCGGTCGTTTGCGACTTGAAGACCTCGGGCAAGGAGAATACTCAGCGCATCGTTGATGTTCTGAACAACCACTGGGAGCAAGACCTTCGCATCCAGCTGGAGGACAGCAAGCGCAGAGAGCAGACTGGTTTCATCATCCAGCAGCTGAAGACCACCACAACCACAACTGGAGCGTAGGCGGTCTGAACAAAATCTATCAAGGGGCAACTCGCTGTTCTATCAGTGAGACCCCTTTTTGTCTATTTATCGAACTATTTAAAAAGAGCGCATTATGGAATTTAAGAATATACAGAGAAATCACCCGGTCTATCTGCTAGACAAGCAGACGGTGGAAGTTAAGGAAGGCAAGGTCGTAGACAACCAGCCGCACATCAACACTGGCATCGCAACCATTTCCAGCAGCGGACAGTCAATGCGAGACGTAACAATCGAGGTGGAGGGAAAGCAGACCATCTACACCATACCCGAACACCTCGGAGTTACCTTTGCAGGCGAAATCGTACTGGCAACTGACAAGGCAGACCTTTTGCCCGAAGTTGGGAAATTGGTAAATGAAGCCGATGAGATAATCAAGGCATACGAGCCAAGCAAGGAGCGGAAAGCCAAGGGCGAGGAACTTCTTGCAGCTTTGAACCCGGCAATCAAGGAGAAGCAGGAAACCGAAAAGCGTTTCAAGGCACTTGAGGGCGATATAAGCGGCATTCGTGGCATGGTTAAACAATTACTCGACAAACTAGGATAGGAGGGCGCACAATGAAGAAAATCATCGTTTTGCGCCATTCTTGCGACAGCGAGGAAGAGCGACACCAGCACCAAGAGAGCGGCATCATCCACGTCTTGCCATACGAGAAGGCAGCAAAGGCACTCATGGGAGCCAGCGGATATGTGGCATATGTAGCCAAGCACGGCTACCACTTCACGAAGCAGCTAGCAATCAAGGCAAGCGAGCAGATGAAGAACGTAGACGGAACGAGCCACCGTTGGACGGTAGACGAAATCCGGCTGGCAACAAACAACGAGATAATCTCAAAGGGTACGACCCTCGGGGATATTCTCTATTTGGCAAATATGGCTTATGCGGACTTCTATCCAAAGGTAATCAAGACCGAGAGCGACTGCGTACAGTATGCTATTGCCGTAGCCAGTGATCCGGACGGATACGAGGGTATGGCATTCTGCAGGTGGACGGCAGACATCATCGGAAAGGGTGCGACCATCGACTGGGAAAAATTGGAATAACCAAAAAATAAATTGATATGAGCGAAGTATTTCACGATTTTCAGGTGCACCACCTATATCTGTGCGCCCTAGTAATTTTTATCTGTTTCGCTACAATTCTGATAGCGATGACAATTGACTTGATAGCAGGCATACAAAAGGCGAAGGAACTGCATATTGCAAGAACGTCAACTGGACTAAAGAAGACGTGCGACAAGGCGAAGAAGTATTTTCCGACATTCGGTATAGCTTCGCTTATGGACGTTGCTACGTGTATTATCTCTCCCTTCCCTATGTTCTCCATCGCTTGGACGGTGTATCTTCTTTTGTGCGAGTTCAAGAGCATCCGGGAGAAGGCATACGAGAAGGCTGAGATACGCAAGCAAGACCGCACGATGCAGGTGATCCTCGAGAATAAGGACGAAATTGCGAAGGCGGTTGTAGAGATAATGAAGGAAGGTCGAAAGAAAGGAGGAGATAATGAGGATAACTAGAGCGCAGCTTCTAAAGGTAATGCCGAATGCAGGCAGCAGGGCAGACACCTACCTTCCAATCATCAACGGATGGGCAGAGCATTTCCACATCAACACCTCACTAAGGATGGCGCACTACCTCGCACAGATTGCCCACGAATCCGGTGAGCTCAGATATACCAAGGAACTTGCAAGCGGAAGAGCCTACGAGGGCAGGAAAGACCTCGGTAACACCCAGCAGGGCGATGGCGTGAAGTATAAGGGCAGAGGTCTTATTCAGATAACCGGGCGAGCAAACTACCGGAAGTATGCCAATTATTGCGGCTTCGATGTTGTGGAAAGCCCCGAACTTCTGGAGCGTTCTCTTGGAGCAACGAAATCCTCGATGTGGGTATTCGACACTTTCGGCTGCAACGAGTTGGCAGACAAAGACAACTTGAAGGCTATCCGCAGGAAGATAAACGGAGGCTATAATGGACTGGCAGCCTGCGAGAAGTATTTGAAGCGAGCCAAGGAAGCCTTGGAAATCAAGGTGCTTGCATAATAAACATATCAGTCTAACGTTTATAAAGTATGGAAAATTCAAGAAAAGGGCGAAATTTGCGTTCTGTGGCGTTATTTCTCGCCATGCTTATAATTACCCCACTTTTGATTTTGGGCTGTTCCTGCGCAAAAACAGCCGCAAATAACACGGTTTATCACGACAGCGTACACACCAGTATAAGACGTGACAGCGTGAACAAGCGACAGATCCACTGGCAGGACACCCGGCAGCACGACAGCGTATTCAAGCAGGACAGTGTGCTTGTCTATATCAAGGGCGACACCGTAATCAAGGAGCGGTGGCACAACCTTACGACCACAAGATGGAAGACAACGACCAAGACGGACACCATCGTTGGCGACATCTACACATTCGTGACCGACACCGTAAAGGTCAAGTATTACGTGAACAGATACAAGACCAAGGAGGTTGAGAAGCCAGTGAGCGTCTGGCACAAGATAAGATTATTTGCTGGCGATTGCGTATTACTATTCCTGACACTATTTGCGGTTTGCTGGATAAAGGAGCGCATCAAGAAGAGAGTTCAATAGGTTCAATCATAATATCTTTAAAAGGGCAGGAAGCGCAGGAGAGCGTTTTTCTGCCCATTTTTGTGCGAAGAACACTTTTCATTGAGAGAAAAGGGGTAGGGGATATGAGAGTTAGATTATATTCATTCTAGCTAATGCGTGCAGGTTATTATTATATAGAGTGTGGAAAACGTACAGAAAACGACCGAAAATAGCCGTGCTTACGATATAAACAGCCAATAAAAGTTAAAATATTAATATCTTTCGGGAAAAGTTTTGGTGGAACGGAAAAATATTAATATCTTTGCATCGTGTTTAGGAGATAAGCACAATAAACATTCAGTAACTTAAGCCCTAGGCAACACGGTTAAGCCAAAGAAAAATGAAAAAGCCAAATTCAAACATTTTAGAGTTCACAACAAAGTTCATCAACTCTAACTTCCGTATCAAGGTCTTCGGACGCACAGAGGATGGCAAGAAGATAAACACACTCGTAGGAGTAAGCGGAATTTTGAAGCTCATCGGTGCAGAACTCTTCAACAAGTTCATCAAGCGAGCATTGAAGGCAGGTATGGACGCTTGCCGCTGCGCACTCAGAAGAGGATTGGTTGTAACACTGTATGCTAAGTAATCAAGGGAGGACAGAGAAATGGCAAGAGCAAAATATTACATCAAGAAACAGGTTGAAGGCGAGGAAATCGAGGAGTTGGCAAACTTTACACGCAAGGACAAGGCAGAGCGATTCTTGAGCGGCTTGTTTAGGGAATATAAAAAAGCCTATAATTTTTATCCACACTGGGTACGTCAAGGTTATTTCAAGACTGAATTTGCATGCTTAGGAGTGAATTGTACAACAGAGTATTGGATTGAAAAGTATTAATCAGCAGGGCGCAAGCCCTGCACAATATATCAAGATATGAAGGAATACGACAAGATACCAGCACAAGCAGTGGTCGAGGTGACGACCAGCTGGGGAAGAACCTGCCTGCGAGAGATTGGGCGAGACCTTAAGGAAGGCACGGTGCTCGATGGCTATTATTATCCGGTAAGCAAGGCTTTCGACTTTGATTGGAAGGGAGAGGGCGCAATGCTGTGGATCGGGGACAACGGAAGACTTGTCAGTCTTGGAGAAGGGCAAAAGCATAAATACATGATGCTTGGTCGTTTACTGTCCGATTGCGAGTACTTCCTTCGCAACCCATACATGCGTCACCTCTATTTCCCGAGCATCGCCCGACACTGCAAGGAAATGCGCCAGTACTGGCTGGAGTTGAATATCAAGCCGGAGTGGCTAAGCTACAAGCAGATCGGCAGGCTTGAGCACAAGATGAACAGAATGAAAACGAAGTTGAACAGACAATGGAAAAAAGACAGACATCAAGAATATGGCAAAGTTTATCAAAGTGAAATCTAACGCATATCGTGAGATTCTAGTAAACAAAGAACACATTTTGTTTTTCCGAGAAAGCCAAAATGGGACAGTTATAAAGCTTAATGCACCTTTTAATGGTGACACCGTTACTATTTACACAGAAGAGGATTATGAATCCTTCAAAGAAAGAGTATTAAACAATAATATAATTATTAGATTATGGCAACACTTATTAGAGCGACTGGCGAGCAGATGACCGTTAAGCCTGCCAGCGGTGGCAAATTTACCTTGGAGGAACTTCAAGGATTCGTGAGCGGTTTTATTGAGCGCATTGACCTGGAGAGCGGCAAGGCGATGTATATTAACGAAGATGGCAAGGCGTTGCAGATGAAGCGCAATATTGCGGCAACTGTCTGTTTGCAACAAAGAGGGTGCTTGCAGGGTGATTATATCGCTGGCGATGCGGTCATTCTTGATTATTCAGAGGAGGATTGATGTATGGCTAATATATATATTACCAAAGAGGAATATGATGCAATATCTTTTTGCTCGGAGGAGATTACATCATGTGTTGAAGGAGGAGCAAAAGATGAATACGTAAAAGAAGCTGATAATGCGTTAAGGTCAATTGCATCAATTCAACGTAAGTATCGTAAAGCGCTAAAGCGTGAGAATGCTCTTCAAGATGCAAAGGCTGCAGTTAAGAAGTTGCACCCAGAGTTAAAGGGAGATTTTTACAACAAGTTAGTTAAGATTGTAGCAGAACAATTAATAAACGGAGGTAAAAATGGCAAAGATTAAGTGTACCAAGAAGGGAGCAGGCAAGACGGTTACCCTCGTAGGCATACAGATAGACAATGACCTGATGCCTTTCCTCAACGCATTGCCCAACAAGTCACGATTCATCAATGATTTGTTGAGAAAGAAATTTTTTGGCAAATAATTTGGTGGTTTCAAATGAAAAGCGTACCTTTGCATCACTGAATGTTTTAAGTGGTCTCCACTTATTACCCCAGCGATTCGACTTTTTCAACGCTGGGGTATTTTTTTGCCCATTTCAAGCCGCAAATGTAAAATAACATTAAAATAACAATAAAATAAAAAGAAAATCGTTTGAAAATTTGGTAGAACCGAAAAATATTAATATCTTTGCAGTGTGTTTAAGAGATAAGCACTTTAAACATTCAGTAACTTTCAGCCCTAGGCAACACGGTTAAGCCAAATTAAAATGAAGATTAATACTTTCCCTCGCACTAAGACAGAGGCTATGGAGATTGCTAAAGAGTACATTTCAAATCCTGATGGTCTCGCTTATGATATGGATATGAGTGTTGAAGAAGCTAAGGAATTGGCAGAGATTGTATGTGAGCATCTCATCCTCACCGTTAAATGCGATGGTGACGCTCCATTGAAGCTTTATTATAAGGTTGAAGAGTAATTATAAATATATCAGTAACATCTAAGCCCTACGCATCACGGTTAAGCGATAAGAATATGACAACTAATATCAAATTCAACCGGGTTGTTGCAAAGGAAAATTTCAACAACAGCAGTATCGAAGAACTGAAGAACGCTATTGAGAGAGGCATCCTTAGCGAAACAGGTCTGATTGTCGCAAGTGACATGAAAAAGGCAAAAGAAATATTGAACCCCGATGGTAGTCTTGAGATACAGAAGACCGTTGCAGGAGAAGCTATTGCCTTCCTCGCTGATGAGACCGCAGTGTCTGTAAGACTTATCCAATACAACCCTCATGGTCTTTTAAAATTCGTCTACACGATAAAAGCAACGGAAATCTGATGTAAAACAACCCTTTAGCCTTGACATTACGGTCAAGTCAATAGATACGAAGCGTTTATAAATTATATAAAATGGGACTGACGAAAGCCAGTCCCTTTTTTGTTCCACAAGCAGCCCGACCACCTGCATTCTATCTATGTTTTTTGCTCTTTCTTTCGATTTACCCCGAAATTTGCGTTCTGAGCCGCTTACGTGGTAAGCATACAAAACTATCCCCGAAAACAATTTGAGCCGTTTCTGCGGCAAATTCGCAAGAAATAAGGCTATTTTTTGTCGTACAGCACGTAATCAATAACCCTTCGGTTTGCTTCATCTACTCTCGATAGGTCTGCATTGATGTAGGTATCAGTTACCCGGACACCAAACGAGTGACCCAGCGCAAGCGACACCACGTCCTTTTGTATACCAATGTTGAAGGCTATAGATGCCCACGTATGGCGAGCGTAGTACGTAGTAAGCCCTGGGCGCACCTTTGCGAGTTTCTTATTAATCATGACCGTTGCAACATCAACGTTCCTGAAATGCTCCGAGAAACGAAGCAGCTTCTTTTCCCCTTTGTACTTCTCGATGATTCGGAGAGCTTCGGGATGAAGAAGGATGGAGTAATGCCTACCAGTCTTCGCCCGGTCGTATTCCAGTCTACCACGGACGATATTCTCATTTGTCAAGGCGAACAAGTCACTCACATTAATACCAATCAGCAGGAACATCAGCAGGAACATGTCGACCAGTTCATCACCACCAGCTTCGAAGATAGAGCGGATTTCCTCAACAGACAAATCTCGCTTTTTCGTTGTCTCAAGCCGGAGACTGTACCTGCGGAAAGGGTAGTTTTTCGTCTGCTCATTATCTATCGCCAAGTTGAAGACAGCAGCGACACAGAGCATCCTGCTGGCTCTGGTATTCCTAGACAAGCCTTCCTTTGCCATGAACGCATCGAAATCTTCAAGCCAAGAGCGGTTAATCTCATCGTATGTAAGCAGAGCCGCTTTTTCCTTCCCAAGGAAAGCTTCAATCTTTGCCCAAGTATATTTATATCTGTTTATCGTGTTCTCTTTCAGATTCCTGCCCTCGTAGGCAATGAAGCCATCTCGAAGCAGGGCGACTTTTTCCCTTGCAGGCTCAGCTTCAAGCATGATTAAGTCCCGGAGTTCCCTAGCCGTAATATCGCCCCGGTATGTTTCCCTGCATTGCGCCTTCATCATCATTCTATTATAAAAATTAAGGCGGTCAAGAAGAAAGTCGTTGATAGCATCACGATCCGGACGCTTGCGCACCTTGCAAGCCCTTTTATCCCATTCGTCTTTCTTGCAGTATTGATTGAGGGATATGAAGGCAGTCCCACCGTGATGGTTGACGGCAAGCCGGATGGAGAACGTACCATCCTGCCTTTTTACCCTCGTATCTAAATATAGTCTAAGTGTTGCCATAATTCCGTGCAGTATTTATTCAGTTTATTTTCAGCGTTAAGAGCCGCAATTGTGCAACATGGTGCATGATTGCGGCATTTTCAAGTTATCAGAGCATCAGAGAACCCCTTTAAATACTGAGAAACACAGTAAAGTTGTACTTAAAATCATAGTCTTTTCCTTTCTTTTTTATGTTATTATCAATGTTATTTATAGCTTAGACGATAAAAGTAGTGAAAAGGTTGCAGAAAATCCAAAAATAATTGTTACTTTTGCATCTGAAATATAAATATTTATAGGTTATATGAACAAGAGATTGATGTTTTCGGCAGCACTCGTGATGACGCTGCTTTCGGCAAACGCTCAGAAAAGGGCGTTTACCATCGAGGATTTGTACAGGGTGAAGGGCGTTTCTTCGGTGAGCCTTTCGCCTGATGGTAAGACGGTTTGCTATACCGCCAGTTCTTCTGACCTGAAGAACCAGAAGTCTGGCTCCGACATCTACATCATGAATGCGGATGGCTCTCACACCAAGGCTCTTACCGAGGATGGAAAGAGCAGTTCTGCCGTGTGGAGCAAGGATGGAAAGAGTATCTTCTTTACTAATTATGAGAAAGGGACGGCTCAGATCTTTCGCATGGATCTGACTACCTGCGAGACGGAACAGGTAACAGATTATGAGTTGGGTATCGGTAGCCCAGTTATCTCTCCGGATGAGCGATACATAGCCTTTACCGCAGAAGTATATCCCGACCTGGGAGCTGATGCCAAGGCTAACAAGGCCCGGATGGAGAAAAAGGAGCAGGGACCTGTACAGGCGCATATCGCCGACAAGTTGCTCTACCGTCATTGGACGAGCTATAATGATGGCAGATGCAATCACCTTATCCTTTTCGATACACAGACGAAGACTTACAAGGATCTGACTCCGGGCAATTATTCGCTGATATTCGTGGTTGGGGGTGGAATCACCTATCAATTCTCTCCTGACAGCAAGGAGATCTGTTTCGTATCCAATCATGATGAGCATCAGGAGGCTAGCACCAATGCCGACCTGTGGACGGTATCTGTGAATGGGGGAGAACCGGTCTGCATCACGAAGGAGAACAAGGCTTGGGATGGTACTCCAGCCTATTCGCCTGACGGCAAGTATATCGCTTACCGCTTGCAGCAAGTGCCTGGTTATGAGTCTGATCGCTTCCGTCTTGCTATCTACGACCGGGCTGCAAAGAAGTCTACCGTTCTGACAGAGAAGTTTGATAACTGGGTAGATGATTACAAATGGGCTCCCGACAGCAAGAGTATCTTCTTCCTCGGTCAGGTACAGGGCGCTCAGCCGCTCTACAAGCTCGGTATAGCCAGAAAAACCATCTCGCCGGTATTGACGGGCAAGGCCATCTCGGAGTTTGATTTCGACAATAAGGGTATGGTATATTATACCTATAGCACGACAGGTAAGCCATCGGCTCTCTATCGCCAGCAGATGAAAAAGTGGAATGGAACTCCTGTAGCAAGCGGCAAGGAACAGCAGATTACCTTCCTTAACCAGAAGTTGGAGAATGAGGTGGATATCCGTCCATCTGAGAGTATCTGGGTAGATGGCGCTGGTGGCGACAAGGTACAGGTATTCATCGTGAAGCCACACAACTTTGATGCCAGCAAGAAATATCCGCTTATCATCAATGTGCATGGCGGACCACA